AGTTAGAGAAGAACGAAACGATATTCTTTTTAGTGTGTTCGTTGTATTCTAAACTTTCTCTGGAGTGATGAAGCGAAAGTGAACCAACAGGAAAAAAGAAGACAAAGGATGCGGCAGCGTAAGAATTTCTAAGGGAATGATAAATTGGAAATGCGTTAAGTTTATCAGACAAAATATCAAGATTGAGTGGATAAGAAATGCCGCCCATAACAACCAAAGGCCCATCTTGGCGACGATGGTAATAACCGCTTTTATTCTGCGTTTCTAATACGCCCCAAGTATGATTCTTCATCAACCATTCGTAACGGAGTTGTTCTTTGTCGATGCCAGAGGCAACGAAAGGAGCGGACGAAAACTTTAATACTTTATAAGCAGCTTCCGCAAACTTGGCAACGTCATCAGCTTTGACTGCGACGGAAATCTCGACTCCGTTTGGCTCAGTGGTAGATTCTTCCGCGAGCTTAGTAAAGCGAGTGTCGCCACCTTCGTCAACATAGACGGAGATAATGATCTTTTCGCCATCTTTGCAGGAAACAACGGTGAATGAGTCGGTATAAGACAAAGGAGAGAATCGACCAATGCCGAAACCGCCGATAGCGGAGTTATCGCCACGTTTGGAGGAGCGGCCATACTTGGTGTAAAGACCAAACAACTCTTGTTCAGAGAGTCCAGTACCAAAATCACGCACAGAATAAGTGGAAGCGAGAACGGTTGGGAAACTGATCTTGATTGGCGTGCTGCTTTTAGCGGCAGCATTAGCGTCAACAGCATTAGCCCAAGTTTCGCGCACAGTGGCGAGAATGGTATCGGAATAATTGTTGCGAAGGAGAGACGAAATGTAGCGCATCTCGCTCGCATCAATGGTGGCGATTTCAGATTTGAAATCGTGTGACTCAACAACGTTTTTCTGGATGGATTTAACAATCATGTTAGCAATTTGGTTAGTAATTTAATCTGCAACCACTCTACCACACTTTTCTTATCCGTCAAGTGGTTTTGACAACTTTTTTTGAGAATTTTTGAGAAAGTTCTAAAACCTTAGTTTCCACCCACTTAACCTGTGAAGAATTTTCGCTCAAAACAAAAAGAACTGAATCTTTGTTGGAAGTGTAGCTCGAAATCACGAACTCGGCGTGGAATTTGAAATGCTTCAAGAACTGATCGGAAACCTCCTCGTAGATCGAGTAGATTTCAGAGATATTCTTAGAGGAGAAAATGGCGTGTCTTGTAGTCATTTTAATTAGTTTTTAATCCGAATTTTGGGTCGTTCGCTTGCTGAATCATAGTAACGTAGTCGATGAATTTTTCTAAGTGAATCCACACTTTTCCATGCTGTTCAATCTCTTTGTCACTGTAACCTTGTGAGATCATATTCTCCATTTGGTTTTTATTCAGCACCAAAAACTCCACTGTGTTTTTCCTGTAATTTGGACAGATGATCGAGTAAAGATGCTCGGTCTGAACTTCTACGCCAACGTATTTTTTTTCGCTGGCAGAGTCCGCAAGAGGCATTGGTTCAGTTCTAAATCCGATTCGCATTTTAAAAAGAAAATCAGTTGTTCTCTTTGCTACTAGGTCTATTTCTGTTTGTAAGTTCATAAGTGATACTCTAAATTTAAAAGTTGGAAAATAGCTTTGTCTTTGCCCTTGAGTTCTACGTCGAAGAAAACGTCTTTGCCGTAAGCGTTAGGCTTGCCAATCGGCATATCAGCGTGCTTGCGCGTGCCATTGACGCCCTCGGAAAAGTGGAACAAAGGAGCGGTGTTCCAAGTAGAGTAAGCGAGATTGAAGTCTTCTTCATCAGTAGTGCCAGAGTTGCAGAATTGACGATGCAGAGAGTCGTAGGTCACAGGGATTCCGCTAGTGAGGAAAAAATGTTTGTGCAAGTTGGCGACGTTCCATGAGCCACCAACGTTGTCGTTGACCTCGACGACTAGACGCGACTTTACGTTGTGAGGTAGAGTGCGGTAATTGGCGAGAAATCGTTTGGAGATTTCTTCGCAATCGCCATCTTGACGGCAATGAATGTTGAGCGGCGAGCGATAGTCTTGAGGCAAGTCAAGCAAATCGAATAGCTCGGCGTGAGAAATTAAATCGCGCACACTGTTGCCGATTGTGTCGGCATTTTGATTGGTGAGCGTGATGTATTCAGAAGGATGAGCTGAAATTCTGACGCCACTAGTTTTGATTTCGTTGGCGATTCTACGCAGAGCGTCACGCATATCAGGCCAATCAGGTAAGTCTTGCAGACGAAGATTAACGTCAGGATGATTGATAACAGGAGTCAAACTAGAGGACAAACGGTAGCCAGCAATGCCGTAGCTACGGCAATGCTTAATGATCTGATGCGTGATGAAAAAATTATGGAGGATGCGCTTGCTAAGAACGCGAATAGCTTCGTCACGATTCAAGGAGAGGAATCGAGTGAGAGTCATAGTCTCAAACTTGAAGCCTTTGTGCTCGGCAAGGATTTCGGATATGCAACAGAGAGATAGTTTCATGCAAGAGAGCTAGATCATAAACCGTCTAGCTTGTCAATGGTTTTACTGGTCAAGATTGAACTTTTGTAGCTTACCGATCTGCAAATTCAAACAGTCTGCTGGATAGTAATAGAGCTTGTGGGCAGGAGAAGATTCGTCTAGTTCTCCTTTTTTGCAGCTCAAAGATTGATTTAAAAATGATTTTTTATTCATGTAACCAAGAATCCAGCCTTTTGAATAGTCTTTGAGAATACTGGTGAATAAATAGAAATCGCAGTTCTGTAAGGTATTGAACTGATAAACGGTGCAGTTGTAAGAAGGTTTTGGTCTAACTGTTCTTTCTTTGGCTTTGATTTCAAAGCGTTTTCCTTTGTTTGACTTCCAATCAGAGTTATAGTCTTCGTGAGAAATAATCTCGCCGCCGAGAGCTTCCTGAACCATTAGATCAGAGATCATGGCGATTTTCCAGCCATCGCCGTCTCGGATGGAGTTTTTTAATTTTGGCTTATCTTCCGCTAATTCTAATGCGGTAGCGACTAGCTGCGGGTGTAGGTCTATTTCTATCATTTATTTGTCCTAAAAGTGTTCGTGTTTGATTTTATTTGGCCGCAAAACGTTCATGTTTGGTTCTAATGTATATCTTATTTGCGATTTTTTGATTCGTGTTTGAAACTGGAGCGACAGGTGGGGGTCGAACCCACGACAGCTTGTTTGGAAAACAAGGACTCTACCACTGAGCTACTATCGCTAAAATTGAATCCCCTACCATGCGCCTAGTAACCTTACGGTTAACACGGATAGAACCCGACATTCAATGCAGGTAGGGAAATTGCACACAGCCATTATTGTCATTGATGCTACTCAAGAGGACTACTGTGTATGTTAAAATAGAACATCCATCCATAGCGTCCTATGGAATCACCTGTTAGTTCAGGCTGAATACGTTTCGTAGCGTTATGAGAGGCATTAATAGTCAGGGACTACTAAGAATTATGCGTCAATAACACTATGCTCGATAGAGGCATTTCGGATGAAGTTGGACCCCCCTGCTGTATAAGTCCGCCGAGAATTCTCAGCAGTTTAATGCACCTATACACGCTATCGCATTAGAACCCTCTAAAGGAACGTGAACTTTAAAAGGTTCACCCAGTTTCATAGCAACATGGAGCATACCTTAGACGGCGAAATAGCGGCTGCAAAACGCAGAAGGGAAGATGGGAAAGAACAAAAGAGAACCTACTTATTTTACATTAGATGTCAAGTGTTTCTAATCACTTTTTTAAAATTGTTTTAGCCATTCATAATGCTTAATCTTAGCGGCGTCAATAGCTGGACGAATACCTTTTGCGCCGTTGCTAAACTCAATCCATTCATAGCAACCGCGATTTTCCGTTTCCACGCTAATCCCAATTTGGAAAGGGAAATTAAAATGCGTTTCATCGGTGTCATCAGGATGATTTTCAACGGTATAATGAGACACGGTATTTATGCTCGTGCCTCCAGCTTGAAGAAAATTCTCTAACCAATTTAGGCGACCTTCCGCTTTATTTAAATTTTCAAAAGCTTGCTTGAGTTGCTTTTCAAGCATAATAATTTTTTCTTGGTTGTTCATAAAGATTGATTTAATTATACCATTTTGTTCCGTTACGATTAATTCTAACTACGCTATCATCTTTTGCAACTAATAGCAATGCTTTTCCATCGCTAACATCAGTTAAATCGCATGAACGAAAATCCTTAATAGCGTCAGCCGAAAGTATTTCTGGCCCAAACATACCAATGCGACCAACGAGTATATATTTTTTGCCATCCTTGCAGTTTTGTTTAGGTTTCATACAAATCTGATATGGTTACATAACCATACAATACCAGCTATGCCACCTGCAAACACAGTAACAACACCGATGATAAAGAAAAAAATGACTAGTTTAACAAACCAATCTGGAGCGCGTGGAAGATTATCGAACATAATTAAACATATCCTTGTTCGTCTATTATTGCCATAACGATCTTCTCTGCGTTCTCTTGAATAGATGGATAAGATAATGTGCTAAATGATTCACCATGCTTTTTAATAAACTCGTCCCAGTCTCTCTTTTCTCCGATAGTTAGAGGAGTTTTCGCTGGACGCGCCTCCGATGCTTTACGGATAATGTCAACGAGTTTATCTTCAATTAAAAGAGCAGCAGCAGTAAGCGGCGCTTTATCTGGAAAGATTTGCTGACGGATAGAAGTACATCCCTCTTTGACATGAACAAGCCAAAATCCGTTATGCAAGCCTGTATATGCATATGGGTCGTTAACCGGAACAAACTTCTTACCAACTTTTCGGTAAAGGCGTTGGCTTTCTATTTGAGCAGCCTTGGCAGTTACAGAGTCATTTTGAAACTTGTAGCTAATTTGATTGCGAAGGTTTTCACATTCGTTCTTGTAGTATTCTAATTCTTTATTTTTTTTCATTTTATTTTCCTTGCTTCAAATGACAATGGTTTTACTTTTTTACCTTCATCAAATCGTTTAATAAATTCTTTTGCTTTTTTGGGCAATTTATAATAACGACATTGTTGACCAATAGTAATAATTGATATATCTTCCTGATGAACTGCGACGCCGCGTTCAATATTCATTTTTCGTTTAACTGCCAAAGCAATAGGGCAGAAGTAGATATTTACGTCATGAGATCTACAACCAATATCAATATCTTCTTGAATTACTTCGATTTTCATAAATTTAAAACACTTCGTTCAATGACTTGAGTTCTTCTTGTCTTGCGATATAAGTTGGGCCTCTTCCTAATGTTCCGAGTCTTTCTGGTCGTCGGAGTTCTTCTCTGCGCATGAATCCTCTGAATGTATATTTGGGAAACTCGCCTGTCATCAATGCATACAAATCGACATTGTCGTTTTTCCACTCGACTGCCACCAACTTCCCAGTGGGATACTCTGTTGTTTTTACATCAATCTTCTTATTTTCCAGAATAGCATCATAGTCATTGGCGTTTGTTCTTCGCACGTTGATTGAAAAATCTGGCAGGATATTGTGCAATTTGCAAAACGCAAACTCTCCTGCAAATCCATTCAGGTCTACGTTTGCATTGCTTTGCGCTCCAATTTTTTGATCTTGGATTCCGCCACTTCGATTGTTCTCAAATCTTCGCTTGGCAATATATCTACATATTGCTTGCTCGGACTCAGACAATTCCACGACTGTGTTTAGATTTGTCATAACTTAGCGCAAGTTGCCGCCGTAATAATCAAACACTTTTTCCATAGCGTCCAAAGTTATAATGAGTTCACCCAACTCGTGTTTTTGATAATACTCGGTTTTCTTTTTCTTTTTGAGGTCTGTAATGTCTTCACGAAGGTATGCGATGCTTTGTTTTAGAGAGCATCGTGTAATACCATCGGCTGTATCTGGATCAATTACCACATTCATATTTTTAATTTTATTTTTCATGTTATTATAATGAATCTATCTTTTTTGCTACAAATATTCTTGTACCTAAAGCACCGGCACACGGAAACTGTTCACCTTTCTTAAAATCAAGTTTATTAAGTTTAAACGGAATTAATACTTTATCTCCATTGATCCACGAATGTTCGATTGAAATATATCCAAGCTTACAAAGCCGATTACGCAGCTTTGTAAACTCAGGGTGGTCTTTAGTACCGAAGGATTCTCCTTTAAAGATAATCCTTTTAAATAAATCATGGAGTTCCACATACTTGTTATCGTCTACCGAAGTAAAGTATTCGTTCTTTAGTCTAAATTGTTTAAACTGGTTCTTCATATTTAGGAATCTCCGACCAAGGAACATAGCCTTGGGTTGTCACATTAGTCTTGGCAAATTCTTTGTTCAACGTCTTCAACCATCCACTACGAGTACCGCCAGATGCATGTAGCTCGCCAGATTGACCAGTTGCTTCACAAGTTCTACCAGAAGCAATCTCGGCAAAGTGAACAACCCCATCAATATAATTTGAATAGCGATCAATTATCTTTTGAAGATCAGGATACTTTCCAGTCTCAACAAGAGATATGACCTCCTCGCTATACTCTTGATGATAATAAAACCGGAGCGTACCATACTTTTCTTTGACCTGATCAGCGATCACTTGAGGTGGCTGTATTGTAAAGTAATAGCTGTTTCCAACTTCCGATTTGTATGGTTTAATACCTAGACGTTTACCATCCTCTTCATCCACCTCTATAGAAGTAGTGTATGTATAAGTAAGAGATTCGCAGAGAATATCAA